CATCATCTATATCTAATTTATCTAACCAGGTTTTTGTTTTTTTAGTATCTGGTTTTGATATGGCTGCTTTTATAAAATCAAATGTTGTTTTAGCAGCTTCAGCTCCAGGAATAAAACCCATCAATGTTCCTAAAGCTACACTTCCTATTTTCTCTCCTTTTTGTTTAAGAGCAATAGCTTTAATAACTTTTTTTAAATCACCGTATGTGTTTAATTCCAAAGCCATTATTTATATCCTAACTTAGTTAATACTTTTTCTACTTCCATACGAACAGCACTCTTAGAAACTTTACCTGGTTGGAATCCTAGTGTTTTAAACCAGTTTTCAAATGCTCCAGGAAATTCTTGAATGTTATTAATAGCTTTAGATCTGCTCTGTACAGTTGTTGATGAAGCTTGTGCTTTACCTAATGCAGCAACATCGCTTGGAATATTAGCTAATTCTTGTAATCTATTCATTATTTAACAGATTTAATTTCGTCAATTAATTGATAATACTGTAATAACGAAATGATATTTTCATCTTTTACGTTCTGAGTTTTATCTAATGGTTGTAATAATGTAACTACCTCAGTTAATTTAATTTGAGTTGTTTGATCAGCTACTGTAGGAATTAAAGCATTAATTTCTTCAGTTATAGTAGCAAAGTTTTTATTAACAAAGTCACGTAATTTAGTTGTGTTAGTGATATTATTAATAAATTCTTTTAATGTTAATTTTTGACGCTCAGATAAAGTAGCATATTTGCTATTGAATTTTTCTAATAACATTCTGTATGCTAATATACGAGAGCCTTTATCCATACCAGCATATTCTTCCATTACACGATCCTTAACACCTTCTTTATTTACTTCTTTACGAGTAATGTGTTCAAGTAACGTTACTTTATTATCAATGATTTGCTGTGGTTCAGTAAATTCTAATGAATTATGTGCTTCAATTAAATTGAAGGCAGCAGCGTATTGCTTGTAATGGCTAATTTTTGCTTTAAAAAATTCTTCTAAGTCGTAATGTTCACGAATTTCCTTAATAATATTGTATTTTTCTTTACGTAAAGCAGTCTTGTTTAAACGCAAAGAAGTGTGCACTATCAATAAATATGTGTTTATTGTATACCCTTGATGTTTTTCTCGTCTAATAATGATGGTTCCTGATCAGGTCCTACTACAAGTTCTTTACGAGCTATGTTCATTCCCTCAAATAATCCTTTATGTCTTTTAAGCTCAAACATTGCTTTTGGTGTACCACTACCTTCTTCAGGTTGATTAGCGGTATATAGTGTACCGTTCTCACCAGCACCTAATCTATCTCTACCTAGTGGATCGTTTTGAGTATTAATCATAGATGCTTTTTCTTGAGGACGACCAACGGGACGTTTTTCGTCATATCCTGGAGGCACTGCTCCATCTGTATCCATTCCTGATCTACCTTTACCATATAATGAAGCTAAGTCGTGTGGTGTACCAAATGACTTACCAGTTTTAGCTGGGTCATTGCCTTCATTTTCGATTTGAGCTAATCTAAATACGCGTTTCTTATCTTCAATAACCAAATCACGCATCTCATCATATTGATCTTCACTGAATTGGAATATATCATGGTAGATATAGTCTGAAGGAATTAAATTTGTGTCTTGCATTGATTTAGCTAGATCAATCTTTTCCTTCCATAATGCTACTTTCTCTTGTTCATAAATTACTGATGGAGTAGTTAATGATAATTCAAAGTTTGATAATGCCTCACCATCATATCCTTGAACATATAAATGAACTAATGCCATTTTATATAATTCAGATAATATAATGCGTTGGATACGTTCAATTGTACGAGCAAAGCGAATATCTTCAGCAGCTAATGTAGCTTTACCTTGTAAATCTTTTTCAAATCCAAAGAATGCTTTAGGTACCTTAAGCGCTGCTAACATTTCATCGCGTAAGAAATTAACGTCATCAATCGCGTTATATTCTAAACCTTTGATTGTATCAATCTTAGTTGCTGTATCGTTGCCACGAGTCGGAAGATAGAAATCTTCCATCATGTTTTGTAAGTTAAATCTTAAATTGTAATCGCCAGTTTGTTGATCAACAAAAGGTGTTTTTTTCATCTTTTGCATAATCTTCTGCATGTATCCATCTACTTCTTGTGGAGGTATGTTACCAACGTTTACAGTGAATACGCGTTTTTCTGGGGCACGTGTGATGCGGTGCAACAACATTGCATCTTTCATCAACACATATTGTTTGTAAGTTTTACGAGCAGGTTCAATAAACGAACGCCCGTAAGGTAAGTAGTTAGCGTCAGTTAATAGCCTAAAATGCGCTATTTCATAGTTTTCAAATTTGATTTTACCATCTCTATCTTTAACACGTGAATTAATACCACCAGCAGCGATCACCATTGGATCAATGCGGAAACATACATAAGATGGATTTTCAGGATCTTGTCCTTCTTCACGAACCATATCATAAACTGATAATGGTGTTACGTTGTAGATACCAAATTTTTCAGCTACTTCCATATGCAAGTAAAAATCACCATACTTACACATGTTGCGTGTCCATAACCATAAATTAAACTCGATGTTTAAAACATCGTAAAATAAGTTATAAAGAATACGTTGAATATTATCGTCAGCACTTCTAATTTGTAGTACTTCTCCTGCTTCGTTCTTCAATGTAGATTCATCAGCGATAATGTCTAATGCTGATGCAATAATTGATTCAGTGTCCATTGCTTCATAGTCAGTATATAACTGAATACGAAGTGTTTGGTAGTTCATTGTTGGGTTATACGGCATATTAGCTCCGTATCTATGCAACTTAGTGAATCTATCTATTAATGCGTTTGTTTTTACGTTACCGTAGGCTTGAATTCTATCAACGTCTATTGTTTTTAGTTGATTGCCACCAACATTTCTGATGATAACATCTGTACTAAAAAGGCGTGTTAATCTGCCAAACAAACCTGGTTGTTGTTCTGCCATTATTATGTTTTAATTATACCAATAAATATTTATTAACTCATCACCCATGTCATATCTTCGAACTGGCCGTGGCCATTATCTATCATATATGGATTTTGTTGACCACCAGGCATTGTAGGGCCTGTGTAATCATATCCTGTTCTAGTAATGTTTGAGATCATTGCTTTAGACAAATCCATTCCTTGCTCATAAAACTTCATCGCAGTGTCACGAGTAAATAATCCCATTCCTAATGCCATTACTAAGTCATCATTATATCCGTTCTGTGCTTGAGCTTTACCATGCATCCATATGAATACACGTAATTCTTCTAATAAACGTTTAGAACGAAATACAAATGCCTTTTCTCGAATATACGACTCCATTTTTGAGATAACAAGTGGTCTTGTCTTAGCTGATGTGGTGAATCCAGGAACTGTTTGTTCAGATTCCATTTTATTTAACCACTTATCCATACTTAAATCACCATATGCTCTAGGTGAATAGTACATTTTAGGATATCCTTTTTCAATTATTGTATTAACGACATCCCATCCAATATTAGCGTTCTCAACCACAAGTAAAGCATTATTGTATTCAGTAGCAACAGAAACAAGCATATTGCCATAAGTACGAGTATCCACTTGTGATTTATATTCAGCCACTTGTTCACACGTGGTAGCATCGATAACGTGAAACGCTGAGTAATCCGAGCCATCTCCGCGAGCAACGTCAGCGCAAACCAAATACTGCTTAGTATAATCAGGATACTGCCAAATCCAAAAATCACCACCCATGAAGCGACGCTCAACAGGCTCTTGTATAAAAGTTTCTTCATAAAAAGATAATAAATCAGGTTCAACAACTGAGTTACCAGATCCTAAAAAGTCGCAATCATATTCTTGGGCAAATTCACGAGGTGACATATTTGCACGCTCGGTTTGTTCCCACTTTTCATCTCTATCGGGATGCAAATCCCATCTTAATTTGATTGCTTTAAATTCATTCTTTCCAATCTCAGCTTCACTATACATTCTATGAAACCAGTTACCTACTCCATTTGGAGAGGATAATGCTATAATTCCACCACCCGTTGCAATAGTTGGTTTAATACTCGTATAGATTCTATCAATTCCTTCAATAAACGCAGCCTCATCCACAATAAGTAATGAAACGGCGTACGATCTACCTGCATCTGATGCAGCTGATGTAGCAACTATCTGAGAGTTATTGGCTAATTTTAGTGAGAGTTTATTATCAGATATTGGTTTTTGATTACCTCTTAACCAAGTAGGTAGTGAATTGTACATAAATTGTACTTTCTCTACCATTCCTTTAGCTGTTTCTTGTTTTGTTGCAATACACAACACAGTTTTGTCTTTATTAAATAACATTGTCCATAAAGCAAACCCTGCTGATAAAGTAGAGATACCTAACTGTCTTGATTTATTTATAATACTAAATCTGTTATTTCTAAGATCATTTAATACATCCTCTTGGAATGGATATAAATGAAACAATACTCTACCTTTTACAGGGTGAGTAATATAACAGTATTTTCTAAAGAAATGTACAGGATCTGTAGCACATTTGATGTACTCCTGTTTAATTATTTCTTTTATATTTGCTTGACTCATGTATATAAATATATAAGAAAGGCCCAACCTTACGATTGAGCCTTAACTATGTATGGGGGCGTGGGGTTTATTTTGCTAACATTAAGTAACCTAATCCACCAATTACTATATAGCTTCCTATACGTTGGAATTCTTCCTATACGTTGGAATTTAGATTTAACTTTTAACTTGTTATATTGTAATTCTAATTTTTGATATTGTCCTTCCCAACCAGCAATTTCTTTATCTTTATTAGTTAAGATTAATCTAAACTTATCTTCTTTACTAATGTATTTGCTAATAACACTATCTTTAACTGTTACTTTTGCTTCTAATGTATGAATTGAACTATCTTTTAATACAATAATTTGTTTAGCACCATCCAATTCTACTAAATCCTTAGCAGCACTAATTAATACTGGTTGAGCTACTGGTAATGGGTTTGTAATTGTATCTTTAGGGTAACGATTATTAAATGAGCTTACTAATTCATGTTCTGTATAAGTATCGATTGCTGCTTTAGATGCATCAACAAATTCAACAATTTTAATTACTTTAGTTTTTTGGTGTGATAATTTATCAGATAAAACTTCACTAACATGATTTAATGAGTCAATAGCAGCATCATCTTTTTTAATTTCAACAAATAATGAATCGTTTACTTTATGTAAGCTATCCATTTGAGATAAAAATGCTTTGTGTTCAACATTACTACTGCATTTTTCGAATAATACACTACCAATTGCTATGATTGCTAATACAACAATAATTTTTGGTAACCATTTTTTTAATAATAACATATTTTTATTTTTTAATTCCTGCATAATATTGGGCTCTACTAACTGCCCACTCGTCTATTGGTTCTTCATCTTCTACATCATCAATCTTAGGTTCTTCTGGGGTTTTACCAGATAACTTGTTACGTTGGCTTAAGTATGCTGAGGTTGATTCTAGATCAGCTAAACGTTTTTCTAATGATGCTTTTAAATCACGTAAACGTTGTAATTCGCTTGATGGTTTATCACTAATATCACCAGCTGTACTTCTACCTTTTCTTAATTTTAAAATATTAGATTTTGTAGCAGCTAAACGACGTTCTAAGTCAATAGCTTTCATAAAAGCTTCGTATTCATCATCTGTTAATTTTGGTGCAGATGAAGATGTTCTTTCAACATCACCAATTTCTGGTTCTTCATCTCCAGCAGCAGCTGCTTTTGCAAAACTAGCATCAATTTCTTCATCGCTCATATCACCTTTAATGAAATCAAATTCATCATCTGCAGCAGCAGTAGCAGCAGGTTCACCCGCTGGGCGATTTAAACGAGGAGCTGCTTGTCCACCTGATTGTACAATTGTGCCATCAGCAACAAGTTCCATAAAATCTTTATTGATTGGATTTTGCTTATCATATCCTAACTCACCAGCTACATCAATTTTTGACATTGGTTCTTCTGTAGCTTTCATAGCAGTAATAATTCTATTTTTCTTACCAGCAAAATCAGCAGCGTTAACATCAGGAGCTAATTCATAGCGTACAGCTACGTTAGCTAATTCGCTTACATTGTCTTCCGTAATATCTTCTCTACCAGATGCTAAATCTGTTTTTTTAGCATTTAATGCTTTAATTTTAGCATCAATTGCTTTCATCTCGGCATCTTTAGCAGTTTTATCAGCTGGTGATAGATCTGCTTCGTTTATGGTGTCTTTTATTACTTTACGTATAATTTCTTGTAGTTCTGATACTTTCATTTTGTTTTTATTATGCATATAAATATTATAAGTTTTGTAAAATTGTAGCGATACGTTCTTCAGTTGTACCTTTAATATATACTAATTTCTTAGGTTTATATTCTTCCAATGATTCACGAATAACCCAATCAATTTTATTACGATATTCAGCATCAATAGTACGCACACCATTATCTTCAATAGGCACACCTTCAGGTGATACATAAAATACAATATCATATTGATCACGAAGATGCATAGCAGCTTCAACAAAAGAACGTTTAGCAAACCAATCAATTGATTTTGCTGAGAATGTAAATGCGCAAACATCCCAAATAGTTCTATCTGTTAATACATTTTCACGTAATAATTCACTAGCACGCTCTGCTAAAAATACAAATTGACCATTTATAGATGAATCTGTATTTAATGGAATACCTAAATCACGAAGATATTTGCTACGTTCAGTAGCAATATGATAGTCTTTAAATCGCTCTAATTCAGATAGTGCTTTAACTAATGTAGTTTTACCCACACTCATTGTACCTGCTAATCCAATTTTCATTTGTTTCTTTCGTTTATTTTTTTCATTTGACGAGCACTACGCTTATCATCTCTAGCTTGTTTAGCCAATTTATTCCAGTTTTTCTGCTTATCAGCACCATTTTTATACTTGATTTCGACACTAATAGGTCCATTTCTGAACTTATCAGTATCGAATGTCCAAGTCTCAGTAGTGTCTTCGTGTTCGTATACTCGTTGATATTTCATACAGTAAATGTACGATCTTTATTTTGACTATACTCTAGCTCCTGCTGCTTTACCAGCTGCTGTTTTATAGAACGGAACACCGTTAGCATCTTTTTTAATACTATCAAATTGATCTTTAGTATGTTTAATTCCAAATACATAGTATTCAGCAGCACGCTTATTACCTTGAGGGAAATAAGCAGGACCATCATAGTTATGCATTTTGTTTTTTCCATCTACGTTTATATAATAAACTATAGAGTTATCTTTAGTTTTAATTTTCTTTGTTTCTGACATTTTTATTTTATTAAATTTTCTGCAATATAAATTCCGTGTGCTCCTGATACTGTAATACCTCTAGCTGATAGAGCATCACCAGCAAAGTGTACATTTGGGAATAATGTTAAAGATAAATCTTTGTATTCTACTAATGGTTCAGGTGACAAGTATTTAACTTCAGGAATATACATTCCCCAATCATCACCAAATTCAAATATTTTATTCATTTGATTAATAAAATTAAGAACATAGTCTGCATATTCACCTAAAGCATCTTTAAAGGGTTGTAGGTGATTTATTTGGTAGCTAGTTACAATTGATCCTTCTGATGTTAATCCAGGGGTACGAGTTCTATTAGGTGAATAATATAATCCTTTTCCATCAATTTGTAGTTGTTGAACTACATCTCTACTCCACTTAAATGGATCTTCAATACCCTTAATTTCCATTAAAATACCAAAGTTAGTCATATCATTTTTAAATTCATCTCCTTTTTTAGCATGACCATTATAACTTAGATTACCATATGTTTCTTCTACAGCAACATAAGCCGCATTATTATTAGTACAGAATGAACGAATAGAAACAGTATCATATTTTTGATATAATTTAAAGTCATAAGATACATCAATTAATTTCTGGAAGTATTTTTGTGGTGCTTCAAATCTAACCCCAATTTGTACTGCTTTAGCTTCTGTTGGTAGTTGGTATTGTGTTGATAATAATTGAGCAAAATCAATACCTGATTTACCTACTGCAAATATTAATTCATCATAAGGCATATGAGCAGCTCTACATCCACAACCAGGATCTCCATAACGAACATCATTTGATTGAAAATGAATATTTACTACTTCTTTTTCCCAAATAAAATTAACACCTTTATCTAACAAGAATTGATACCAATTTTTAGCAATTTCATGTAAGAAATTTGATCCAATATGCCATACAAGCGACATACGCAAATCAAAATAAGGTTTGATAAACTCGGGTTCTTCTGTTGGGTTAGAACATGATATAGCATCTGGTTGTGGGTGGAATCGAGTAAAGTTAGCTACTACTTCATTCATTAAATCCATAGCTTTTTCTTCACCACAATACTTAGACAATTGTCCACCTTGTACTGTTGATACTACTAATTTACCGTCTGACCAACCACCAGCACCTAGCATACCAGTCATTACTTCTTCAGGTAAACGATCAATTGGGTTTTTACCCTTATCAATGATTGTGATTAGGCTACCATCGTAGCCATTATCTACTAATTTGGTAGCGGCATTAATACCTGCTACTCCTGCTCCAATTATTACAATTTTTTTACTCATAAATTAAATTAAACATGTAAATATAATAAAAAATTTTGACTTTTCCAAATGTAAGGTAGCCCACCTTTTGGGTGGGCCACTACTCCAATATAATTATCTCTTATGAGCGAACAGGCAATGAATCTGTTCTGTCTTATTGTAATGCAGGAGTCTTATCATAGTCTAAGACTAATGTTTTTCCTCCTCTAGTTGGTTCTAGTTTTGCTTGTTTTAATGGAATTGTTCTAAAATCAATACCATATTTTTGATTTTCATGACGTGCTAATGATATAACGGGTATATCATCAGGTTGTAAGTCACTTACATCATTCATGTTTCTAGTAGTCTTAATAGTTAAAGTACCATTTTCAAGACTATAGTCTGTAGATGAAAATGAACGTTGTACTATCTTAGCCTTATCAGGACCAAATGTAATATTTTCTAAATTATCTTCAATGCCTGGGTAGTTAAGGATAAATACTCTTCCATATCTTCTTCCATCTTCAGGGTCCATCATATCTAATATCTTAGGCTGTAATGGGTTCGGTTTTATCTGTAATTTAGATATTGCACCTCTTTGTCCACCTTCAATAAATTTATTTAATAAATCATTGAAATTTTTTCTTTCACTACTCCACCAATAAGGACCATCTTTTTTTACAGATATATTTTGTTCACCATCAGTTGTAGTTAATGATACGTCTCCTTTAAGACCCAATTTACTACCTGTTGTTCCCATACCTGATGCTTGTTTAACATTAGGTATAAAAATTTCTTTATTTTCTTTATCTATAAATTTAACATTTATAGGACCACCATTTTCTTCTACAAAACTATTAATAGTATTTACTAATTCTTTTTCATTAGATACCCCAGCACCTCCTAATTCTTGTCCTCCTAAGTTTTTTGATTTATAAATAGCACCTATGTTTATAGTTGTTTCTTGACCATTTAATTGTCCTGTAATTCTAACATTACGAGCATTATCAATATTTCTAATAGCTCCTATTAAATTAGATTTTTCTTCTTCATTTTCAGATGAAAAAGTTTCATTTCCTACTACAATACTATTTGCTGTAAAATTATCTTCTCCTTGAGCACCTAATTTAAAAGGAGTGTTACTATAGAAAATATTAACAAATTGATCAGGACGTTTTTTAATTGTATTTAACGATAACATAGCTTCTTCTAATTCTAATTCATTAACCATTTCTTGTAGTATAGACAACTTAATAGGATCATTTAAATCAACAATCCCATCGTGGCAACGATAAGACCACTCTAATAATATTTTATCTATAACTTCCATATTATGCTTCGGCTGGTGGTGCTTCTTCTTCAGGTGTTTCTTCAGCTGGTGCTTCAGCTCCTGATGGTGTTTCAGCTGGTATTTCACCTGCTGGAGCGGCTGTAGCAGCACTAAATGCTTCAGCGCCTGCATCAGGTTTTTCAGCAGCTGCTTTTTCTTCTACACCGTAATTTAATTCTAATATATTAGCAATTGATTGTTGTGCTCTTTCTAGTTCACCTAAGTTTTGCACATTGTATTTTTTACCTGCTACTTTAATTGTAAATTTACCTTTACCATTATATATAATTCCGAAATCTTGTTCGTTAATTAACTTAGCAGAGAATGTAGTTGGTTTTGGTGCTAATAATTTTATATCAGTAACAAAACGACCAAAAGACGGAGACATCAAATCTTCCATTAATTTTTTTAATCCAGGAAAACGATAGATTAAATACATTGCCTTTTCAGCTCGCTTCTGCTTCATTTCTTGTTCCTTAATAGCTTTTTTAACAGCTACACGAACATATTTTTCTAGTACTCAGTTAAGTATTCAGCTATGCTATGCATGTAATCGGAAGCTAATGTAATGTATCCTGATACCCAACCTGGTAATTGTTGGTTTGGTTTGATCATCTTATAGACTTTCATTCCGTTTTCTACCATATCTCTTAATTCACCCATAGCCATTGTAGCTTCGTGATCTTGAGTTGGAGGCCAATTTAGGTGAGTTTCATCTATGTTTTTAGATATTGCTTTACGACGAGCAGATAAGTATTTATCTGTTTTATTTACTTTACCATCATTATTGATGTCGTCATCTTCTTTACCTACTGGATCTAATCCTTCAGCTTTTGAAGCAGCAATAGCATAAAGAGCAGGGTCGTCCTTTTTGAACTTCCCTGTTTTCTTTAATGCTTTAACTATTTTTTCTTCTTTAGCGGATAAATCGCGTTCAGCTAATATATCAAATAATTTGATCATTGTTTATATTAAAGATTGTTTGTAATAAAATCTTTACCTATGTTAAAATTTTCACCTTTTACTGTAATAGAACCATTAAAGTCCTTTTTTAAAATTTTAGCATACCCATATTCCTTTTCACGAGGGCTTCTAGAACCAGCACCCGCTGGTCTATTTTTAGAATTAGGAGTAAGTATATAATCAATTTCAAAATACTCAGGAGTATTTTCACTTACTGTAAATTGAAGTGAAGATCCAGTTGAGCCTTGGTTTTGTGCAATACCGCCGTATACTTTTTTAGTATCTAATTCTTCAGCTAATTCTTTACTTTTTTTTTTAGAATCGTCAGCTTTAGGCTCTTCTTTCTTTTCAGCTTTCTTAGGCTCTTCTTTCTTATCGTCTTTTTTAGCAGGAGCTTTCTTAGCGTCTTTTTTAGCAGCTTTAGGAGCTTTTTCGATTAAACCAACCATTTCTTTAATCTTTTCAGTTTCAGATGAAACTTTACCTTCAACTTCAGAAATTTGTTTGTCTAACATTTCAGCTAATTTAGCATGAGCAGCTTTGATTTTTTCTAATTCAGTAACAAATTTTTGCATATGAGCATATTCAGCTACGAATTGTTGCTCACCGCCTTCAGCGATTTGTAATTGACCTAAAGATTCTTTCATATTCTTTAAGCTAGCTAATTCTTTCTTAAGGTGTACTAATTTTCCACCACTTTTTGGTAAGCCGCCTTTTTCCATCGCTTCTGCGATAGCTAATTTAATGACGTTACGTACTTCGGTAATATTCATTTTATTGTGTTTATGTGTATAAATATGTTAATTTACATGTTTCCAATTACTACTACTACCTCGCATTGATAGGTCCCATCAGGTAGTTGGTACATTTTACTGTCTTTTTCTTCAAATCCAGCTGTTATACGTTGGACTCCCATCTTTTGCATTAAGTCTGCTTTAGCTTTAAGTAAAGCCTGCGTCCGAGCTGTTGATTGATTTGGTGATGAAGCAAACCCATATCCAGCTCCTTTAAAGTCTTTAAACTTAGCTAACACTAAGGGTGCGTCTTTTTGTATTTTTACTGTATCAGATTTTTGTTGAGGTTTTATTTTATTCTGTATAGCTGTGATACCTGCTTTAAATTTGTCTTTAATAGTATTTTGAGCTTGTGTTAATGATGGAGTACCCAACAAACCTAATGTTAAAGCGCCTGTAGCTATTGCTTTTTTAGCGCTAATTTCGTCTATGTGTTTTGCTACCATATCTCTTACTTCTTGTGCATGTTTTGGATTATTATTTAAATATTCACGCACAATATACGAACGATGTTCTGCCAACCCACGTTGTGTTAGTACTTGTACTAAATCTGCTGGTGAGTTTAATGATATTGCATTGTTACCAGCATTATTGCCTGTTAATATATAGTTGTAATTACCAGGTTGTACATTGATAGATGCTATAATCTGTCCACTAGCTAATCTAATAAAATAAATTTTGCTACTGCCTATAGCTATTACTCTACCTACAGTACCTCTACCTCCTAATTGGTTATTACGACGAGCAGCACCTCTATCACCATTTGGAGCAACACGTACTGCATTAGTAACATTTAATCTTCTTATAATAGATCTTGGTAAACGTAAAAATGCTGTATCTAATCCAGTTTCATCCATTACTTCACGAACGTTAATATCACCTGTTGTTGCTGGTGCCGCTGCTTGTTGACGAGGAGCACCACCACCTGCTGGTCTGCCTCTTCTACCTGCTGCTGCAGCTGCTGCGGGAGCAGGTAAACCTAACATAGCAGCAGCCATAGCTGGTGAAATATTAGCTTTAACTAGTTTACCTGAAGCACTGGATACACCAAAACTTTCTCTTGGATTTTGAGTATTAATAATATATCCATTACCATTATACATTATTGGTTTCATTAAATTGCCTTCAACCATTGGAGGTTGAGCTTCAATAATTGCATTACCTACTCTAGAATTTCCTGTAGCTTGACCTGCTGATCTAACTGCTCCAACAATATCATTATCGCTGAATTTTTTATTTTGGGTACCTAAATAAGTGTAATATGCTCTATATACTGCAGGATCTGATGAATAACCTCCATTATTTGGAATTACCCAGTTCTCTGCGCCTTCATAATCTCCGTATACTGCTGTTTGTTGTAAATTTGAAGGACCTCTATTTGCAGTCATTACTAAAATCTTATCGTTTTCAGTAGTAATTATAACTGCAGGATTACCTCTCCATTCAACTGTTCTTCTATCTAAAGGTATAGCTCTTAATATTGATATAAATGATTTTCTGTCTATACTTTTTGGGATTCTAGTATTATATGATAATAAAGAAAGAGCATTTTGTTGTAATCCTTCATTATTCTTAGCATCATCAAAAGCAGCTTGTACTTCTTCATTATCAAATGGTACAGGTAATATACCACCATCTTTATCAATTTTATAAGAAGCAAATGAATTTGAATCTAATATAATTTCACCATCTGCTATTTGTTTAACTATAATAGCAGAATTAGGATTAGTTTTAGCATCATCAAGTAATTTTGTAACTACATTTTTATCAATAACATCATCTACAACCAATTTCATTAAATTTTTAAATGGAATCTTGTCTAATTCAGGATAATCAAGTAAAAATTTAGCTGTACGTTTATTTAACTTAACATTAGGATAATCATCTTCTTCTGTGTATACACTTACTTTAATATTATCTCCTAATAATAGTTTAACTATAGCAGATCCATCTTTAGTAGTATATAATCTATCGTCTTGTTGTAAATTCCATTTATTTAAAGTCGTTAATAATTTCTTAACATCCCATGGAAAATAATCTGATGATAGATATTTTAATTCAATTTTATCTCTTAAGTTAGCTGTAATTGATTTTCTATCTTGATTAGAAAATTTGTCTATATTTTTTAATAATTCTTTTGAACTTATAAGACCAGGGGTTATTGCTATAAAATTAGCAATTTGTGGGTATTTAGGAAGATATTTTTCTACAAAAACATCATTATCAATATCACTAAAAAATTGACCTCTTGAGCCTCTAACTACTAAATATTGTTTTTTAGTTTCAAATGGAAAATTAATCCATTCTCTAACAGTAACAGCATCATATGCATATTTTTGAGTTAGTTTTTCTTGACTAGAAATAGGGATATATTTCATAATGTTTTTAACATTAGGAATATTTCTTAACCAAGGAATTTCACTATTAAGTTGTTCCCAACTCATTGGATTTGATTCGTATGGACTATTTTTTCTATTAGTATAAACGTATCTTTGATCCTCTCTATCAGTATCTCTAACCTGAATAGCAACAAAACTTAATTTGTTGTCATCAGATAAACTATTGTTTTTAGCTAAATAAAATACTGGATATCCTCTACCAGATGAATAACGGTAGCTACTAAATGAGCCTCTAGTAATACACCATTTTTCACCTTGGCCATATTTAATACAATTACCTTCTTTAGAACCATTCCAAATAATATAAGGTTCTTCATGATATACTACATCAGGGGTATCGTCTATTTTTTCTTCTGGAGCATCAGCACCTGGAGATGATGTAACTAGTTTAATTAGTTTTGATAAAGTATATTTGCGTAAATCTTTATCTGTTACTTTAGGAGAATTTTTTAGTGCATCAAAACGTGTAATATAAGCTTTTAATTGACCATCAGTAATTTCAATACCTAAATCGTCAGCCTCTTCTCTAAATTGAGCCATTAACTTTTTTAATTCACCTTCAGAATATTCATTTAAAGGGAATAAGTTATGAACTATGTGTAATATAAATTTGTCTATGGGTCTCATTACTTATTTAACTTTACTTTTGCTTTCTTAGTATTAGGTACAAATTGTTTAGATGATGCTGCTTTTTTCTTTGATGTAGCCGCGCGTTCAGCTTTAGATAAACTATTTGCTTTAGCACGAGGTAAACAACGAGTTGTTTTATTACCTTTTTTCATTGTACCACAAGGACCAGTTATATTACCTGCTGTATCAATACGAACCCAATCTTCTTTTTTAAACCAATCACGAAGTGATTCATGCATATCTAAATCATCTTCTTCCATTAATCCCTTACACACTTTAACAGCACGACCAGAAAGGTAAGCTGAAGGTTTTTCACCAGCAGCTCTACGACGATTATAATAGGCTCTACCTTTTTTACAAAGTTTTTCAGATAGTATATCGTGTACTATTTCAGTTAATTTTATCATATTACCATTTTCTACAAGACCAATATCTAGCTTTAGTACGTGGTCCTGGGTTTTTACAATTATGTCTTGCTCTAAAGGCAGCGCGGCGTTTAGGATTATTTTTCTTGATGTTCATTCCTTTAGCACCAAAGTTAACTTTTACAACTTTACCTGTCTGAGGATTTTTAACATACACCTTAAATTTCTTACTATCACCACGCATTGGTTTACCTAATGGCACAGTGCGACCTTGATACTTAGCTTCAAGCAAACAATCACAATCAGCTTCGTTAAGCTCTTGTTGATACGATTCCATGAACTCAATAAATTCTCTTATATCTTGTTCATTTTCAACATCGTATTCTAATATTTCTTCTTCTTCAAGAAGTTCTAATAATTTTATCATATACTAGATTTATTACGATCAGTCAAATATTTGATTTCAGTTCTTAATGCCGCTACTTCAGCTACTAATTCAAGTATTTGAGTGCGCATTTCATCTTTTTCTTTTGATGAAGATGCTAATAAGGCTTCTAATTTAGCAATACGATCTTTACAGTCATGACGAATAAAGTCTTCATCACGTTCTTTGCGCATTGATTTTTTTTCATAGAATCGGAAAGCAGCAGCACTACCAAGAACGGTAATGGCTGTCATTAGTACGGTGTAAATATTATCGGCATTCATTTATTATACAAGATGATTACCAATAAATATTAAGAATTAACGTGGTCCTTCAATTTTTGAATGTATTCCTGTAGGTCTTGGGTGAGTTTATTATTGTCTATTCCTTTACCAGCCCATTTTTCAACATCGCCCGCTTCAGTTACAAAACTTTCATTACTTTCAGAGGCCATGTCTAATAATGCATCTTCTAAATCTTTAATATAAGTTTTAATACCTCGTGTAGTTAATTCATAAACATATTCCTCAAACTTACCTTGGCGCTTTAATTCAGTTTCCATTGTAATTACACAATCAAAACACATCTTATGTATAGGCCACATTTTTTTATTTAAAGTAGTTGATTTCATACCTTTACCACATTTAGGACATGATATAGGTAAAGATATTGCTTTTTTTAATGAATCAAAACGAGTCACTGATTGTTTGATACCATTTTTTAGAGTCCATTTTTTGCCATCTTCTTCCCAAACATCACCTTCTTTATGATCAACATAAGCTTTAGTATAACCAACTTGAGTAGTGGTTTTAGCAGTATAATCTTTTTTAATAATATTACGCATACGTTGTACGTCGCGTTCCTTAAATTCACGTTGTAATTGTGATTCACTCATTATAACCCTAATTTTTTAAGTTCTTTTATTGTGTTTGCTGCTGAGGTATGTAATATACCAATACCACCTTTAGCATTCCATTCATCAATTGTATTTGGTAAATCGTCAATTAATATACGATTTTCACCAGCAAATAATTGTTTTTGATGTCTTACATAAAAGTAAGCTTTTTTATAACTATTTTGTAGATGCATTTTCAACCATGCTTCTTTACCTACTTTAGATGTTGCACTACGAGAAGGAGACGATAAAATATTTGGTTTATATTTTTTAATATAACGCCATAACTCTTGCCCATCAGGCATCCAAGGTAGATTAGCCCAAAATGATGAACCTTCAGCATCTATTGGTTCCCAAAATGCATTATCACCCTTAACAAATTGTTTAGTGGATACACCAGTTATATCGTAATAACCTTTTTCAAAATCGACAAGGACACCATCCATGTCACAATAAATAATATACATAACTATTGATAAATTTCTTCATGTTGTTTGCCAAAGTCGCGTAATAATACTCCCGCTTTAGCGTTCGCCTCATTTTCAATCTCACTTCCTGTTTTACCGCTTTCATAACTAATACGTCCGTCTTCGTCTTGTTTACGGTGTACTAACTCATGTGCTAATGTTCTTAAAATATCACCCATGTTTCTATTTCCGCAGTAAACCCATATTTTATTGCTATTCGGATCAAAATATCCAAAACTCCTCATTTCCTTTGCTTTAGCAGTATCATATGATAGGGCTAAGTTACGAGGAGGATTTTGTATTCCCAAATTTTTAATTGCAAATTTAATAAATTCTCCTATTGTACCCGTTTCGCTTTCGTTTAATTTTTTAACTTCGCTTATTGTAGTAGTGCGTTTAGGTACACCTAAATTTAAAGTACCCATTAATACTTTTGGTGTTTTACCTAATGCTTTACTAAACATTTCATATGAATCACTATTTTCTAATTTAGACCAAATATCATCACTTAATACAACCATATTACCTGCTACAAAAGCATATCTCATATCAGGAATAGGAACATTAAAATCTTGAGCTGCACGTTCAATTTCACTTTCCTCTGCTGATACTATTGATTCATAAGCATCATCTGTATTTTGATATTGTCTTTCTTGCAAATCAACATCTACTGGAGTAGCATCTGTGTTGGCTTTCATTTTTTTGCTTAATGCTTGTAAAAAATCAGCTATATTAACTCCATCTGGAAGATATTGTTTAATTGCGTCTTCATTATTTGTTTGTAAAGCAACACGTAAATCAGTTGCATTTGTACCTTCAAAATTACCTACATCTACTGATTTAACATTAGGTAATTTAGCGATTGCTGTTTTAAATCTTTCATCTTCACCTTTACCTGAAGCTAAAATAAAATTAGTATCTGGATTTGATTCAGCTACTTTATAAGCTTCTTTAACAGGGCTTTCACCAGCAACTCTTATTTCAACAGAACCATCTAATAATGTCTTATATAATTCCCATATAGCAATACTTTCATCTGCAGTAACACCTTCACGTGTTTTAGGTGAGATTAAAACAACTACTTGATCAGCTTGCTCTAATAATTTTTTAACAGCAGCAAAGTGACCTTTGTGAGGTGGTTTAAAAGCACCTGGAAATAAAGCAATAGTTGGTTTATCTTCTGCTTCTAATATTACGTTTGCTATATATTGTCCTAAGTTCATTACTTTAAAAATGTATTTATTTTAGATTTAGCATCTTCCATAGATGTAAATTCTGGTGTTCTTTTAACTAATGCTTGTATTGCTGTATTTAAATCTAATATTTCTTTATCACGCTTAACTTTCTCATCTGGTGTGTAAACCTTACCACTACCTTTAACTGTTTTAAAGAATCTTTCTCTAGCAACAGCAGGATCATATTCTGCTTTACCTGTTGGGTCATTGTTAATTAAAACAAATTTATCACCAAATGCTTGTTTGTAATTATCAATATTAGCATTTACACCAGCCCATGTTTTAACAACAATAGCAGGTGCTAATGCACGATCACGGCTAGCATTACGTTCTAATGATGTATAAGGTGAAACCCAAATCATGACCATCATTGTATCGTAGCCTAATGCTTCTAATTCTTGTTTTTTCTTTAATAGTGGTTTACTAGCAGCGCCAGTACCATCTATAATAATATCTTTTTTAGCTCCAGATAATTCTGCGTATTTTTCTTTAGTAGCTTTTTGAGCTTGACCCATTAATTTAGCTGCTTGAGACAATTGATCTTGATTGAAATCTGCGATTTTCATGCCTAAACCTGCTGCTTTCAGTAATTCTTCATAGGTGTCATCGACATTAATTACAGTTAAAGTTTTCGGTATTAACTGCGCAGAAGTAAATGTTTTACCAGAACCAGCGGGGCCAGCCAGGAATATGGCTTTTGGTTTACCTTGTGCTTCTTTTAATAAATCTAGTAACTTGATCATACGTGAATATAAATAGGTGACCTGGACGAGCCAAGCCACCTATAAATATTAGAAAGTATAATACTATCTACCGAATATATAACGGATACCTAACTGAGCAGACCATACATCAAATACTGATGAATTGTATTGGTATGAATCTCTAGCTAAGATAGTAGAACCATCTGTTAATCTTTGAGTTGCTAATCTAAATGTTGGTACGTTTGTAACAGCATCTCTGCTTACAAAGTTCAAGATTTGAGGAGCAGTTGCTCTTTGTGATATACCGAACTTATTATCAACCATATTACCAAAGTTCAAAATATCAGCTCTAATTTGGAAAGCATTTCTCTTTCCAGCAATCTTAATAAACACATCTTGTGCTACTGATAAATCGAATCTATGTAAGTATGGTAATAAACCACCATTTCTTTCAGCATATTGACCTCTACGAGTTTTTAAGTATTCATCTTGATCAATAAACTTATCAAATGCTGCTTGTTGTTCAGCTTCTGTGTATACTCTTGTACCAACAGTTAATGGTGCAAATTTAATATCTGAGCCTTTATTAGGTACAAAAATTAAATCATTGTTATTTACTCTATCACCATTTAAATCACCTGCAGCTATATATGAGAATGGATTACCTTGTTGGCCTACATAACCTAAAGTAATTGTAGTAGCACCACCATACTTAGAACCATACTCAATTCTATATCCTAATAAACCAACAAATCTATTTTTAACAAATGCATCTGCAAATGATAAATCTAAATTGTTATTACCTGCAATTGATAAAGCTGATTGCCAAGAACCACTAGCGATTGAACCTGCACTCATAAAGTCTTTTGAGTTAGCAGTTGTCCAAGCGAATGAACCCCAGAAACCTTTTGAATATGGTTTTTCTAATTTCAATGTTAATGATTCATGGAATGCACCATTTTTACTTGTAAGAACAGCTGCTCTAGAAACATTATTGTTTACTCTTACTGTAGCATCAGATCCACCAAAACGAGGTCTATTATCAACACCACCTAATGTACCAACTGGGTTTCTTAGGTTAGCTTCGTAGTAATGAACTGCGTTAAGTGTTTTGTTGTATAAGTATTCAGCACTTGCTACTAATCCTAAGAATGGTAACTTTTGATCAACTGCTAAGTTAGTTTTCCAAACTTGAGGGAATTTATAGTTAGGATCTGTTAATGCTAAATCAAATGTAGATGGTAACGTAGGTGTAGATGGGATAAAATATTTGTTAGGATTTGCAGTAAAGCCATATTGAGCTGCAGCAGCACCACTCACATCAATAAATCCAGTTAATACACCATTGTTACCAATTTGATTAGATAAGAACACATAAGGAGGACGACCTGTGAAAATACCAGTACCACCTCTAAATTGTGTTTTCTTTTGTCCTTTAACATCGTAGTTAAAACCTAATCTTGGTTCAAACAATACTTGTGTTTTAGGCATTACACCTGTATTCCATTTTTCACCGTTTGCAAATGTCATTGCAGTGATTGCTGGATTTTCTAAAGCTGTATTTTCGAAATCAATGATATTTGCTCTAACACCAAATGTTAATTTTAAATCTCTAGTTGCATTATACTCATCTTGTAAGTATAGATCTAATCTATTTGATTTTAAAGTTTGCATTGGTTCAATTGCTCCAGGCAATGCAGAATATCTGAATTGGAAGCGAGCAGGGGCAAATGTAGATGGTTTACCACCGTTAGCTAATGATTGATTAGCTGCAGTATAGAAATCAGCTAAGCTATTAAAAATATAAACACCATTTGATGCAGGAAAGAATAAGTTATTTGATTGATACTTTTGAAAGTTAAAACCACCAACCAATGTATGCTTACCAGCATATTTAGTTAAGTTATTTGTTACATTAAAAGTATTGTAATCTAATTTGTTTCCTGGAGTAAATGGATCAAATCCAACTGAAGTTAAAGTAGTTGAGCCTTGTAAGATATCAATTGTTGGGAACATTTGGCTCATATAACCTCTGTTCTCAATTTGTTTATCATAAGATACAATTAAGTTATTGTATAATGTATTTGAAATCTTAGAGTTTAATTCTAATACCGCTGAACGAGTATTATCCTGAATAGTGTAACCACTATTTTGGAAACTCATTGCATTAATATTCTGTGTTCTGTTACCAAAACCTGCTGATTGTGAATTTGAAATTCCAATTTGTGCTTCAGAATTATGGAACACATAACGAGCAGTTAATTTATTATTTGCATTAATATTCCAGTCAACACGAACTAAGAATTTATTAGATGTGTTTGTGTTAGAATAACCTTCAAATGGACCCGTTTCATAATTAAATTTCTCTTTCATGAATTTAGAAAGATCAGTTAATTGTTGGAAAGTTGGTCTACTTACTTGAGAACCTGCTAATGGAGAACCTGTTGAAATCCAAGTTGTACCTGGTTCAGTTCTTGAAATTGATTCGTAGTTACCAAAGATAAACAATTTATTCTTAATAATTGGAGCACCTAAACGGAAACCTTGTACTTTTTCATCAAATTTATTCAACTTCATTTGTACCTGATCTTGTTACAGCGTTAATACCAGCACCTGTAAATCCAGATTGACGAATGTCAAATGGTGCTACGTTAACTTGTAATTGATCAATCGCGTCTAACGAAATTGCACTTGCTCCAGTTCTACCACCTGCTTGTGCAGATGAACCTAAACCGAAGTTGTTGTTAAACTGAGAACCATCAATTGTAAAGTTATTCAAACGAGAGTCTTGAGCGCCAAACGAGTTACCATTACCGAAAGGATTGTACTTTGTAATACCATCGATAGTTCTAGCTCCTGTAATTGGAATGCTTTGTAATTCTCTACGAGTGAATTGTTGAGCGGCTCCTGTTTTTTCTTTAGAGAACAAACCTGATTTTGTACCACTTACAACTACTTCTTTAAGAGTTGATTTCTCATCTACTAGTGTAAAGTTCACGTTTGTAGTTACACCCAATTGAGCGTTTACATCCATTTCTTCACCTTTTTTAAATCCAACAAATGAAGCATGGATTGTGTATGGACCACCTACTCTAACTGCAGGCAATGCATAAACACCATTCTTATTTGTTACAGTTTTGTACTGAGTACCTGTTGGGGTGTGGACCACGTGTATTGAGGCACCCGCCAACACTTCTTGTTTTTCATTCTTAACAACACCAGAAATAGATGAGGTGGTAACTTGACCAAAGCCCATCAAAACTGATACTGAAAGAAGTAACGATAGAATCGCTTTTTTCATCTGTGTTTTGTTTTGGTTAAAAAAAAGAGCGGAGACAAAGTCCCCGCTCAAAGCGTTATGTATATTTGTATAATACTTTTGTAACAATATTGAAATTTTTAGTTTCAAGCATAAATATACTAAGAAATTTTGACCGATGTGGGTAATAATTCA